AGTCCTTCGCCTGAAGCCGCAGCCAAGTTAAGCACGGCCGGCAACGATCCGACTTGCGCTTTTACGCTGAAGCCCGCCATCGCGAGGTATTGAAGACCTTCGGCCGCCTCGACTGCGGTGTATTTTGTTTCGGCGCCCATCTTAGCCGCGATGTTCTTCAGATCTTCGAAGTCCTGACCGGTCGCGCCGCTGATCGCTTTAACTCGCGACATGGCCTCCTCGAAGTCAGCCGCTTTCTTGACGGAGACACCGATGCCGGCTACGACTGCGCCTCCGACCGCAAGCGAAGCCTTTTGGACGAGGGCCATTTGCTTCGAGAGATTCGCAGATGAACGGCCCATTTGCGCCATATCATTTCTAATCTGTGCCTGCCTACGCGTCCAGTTTGACATGTCTAATTCAATACGCGCCCGGATTTCTCCGACTGTTGTTCCGGCCATCTATTTACCTCCTTTCCGAAAATTCCCCTGTAAAGCCCGTAGTTGTTCGAATTTATCACGGTCGAATTTCACTTCAGGGCGAAGTCCTGCCGCCCGAATCAACGTATTCATGAGCTGTTTATACTCGTCGTCCTCACTTGCCCGGCTATTCGTTGCAAGAAGTACGCGAATGTCTTCTATCCGCCTTACCGCGCCTCGCTTCGTCTTGGCGCGCACAAATTTCGGGATATCTACCATATAAAACGAGTTTTCTATCTGATACTGAGTGGCGCCTAAACTGATAGCCGCTTCGATTAGATAGTCGTCAATCGTATACGGATCGCCCTCTTCGTCTACTTTTCGAGTTTCGGAAGAAGGCTCTTCACGTTTTTTGCTTGTGAATCAAGGCGGTTCTTTTTAACGGTGAGCCTGATGTACTCGATAATTTCGTCTGTACCAACTTCTTCATGGATGTACTCAGCATCTACGCCGCTCAATAATGCCGTAATCTCGACGATCTCATCCATGCCGACCTCAATTGCGTTCACTAAGTACGAGTAGAACTCCACTTTAGGTGCGCTAAAGACTTCCAGAACGAGAAACGGAATTTTATCGAGTGCCGCGAAAAGCTGTTTCCATTTGGCCGGAGTAAGTTTCGCAACCTCGGCCGGATACTTTCCGAGCTGGACCGAATCAGTCTCCTGTTTCTTTTTGAAAATGTTCATGCGACTCTCCTTTCGTTAATTAAAAAGACACCGCCTCTCGACGATGCCTTTCGTTTGTTATTCGCTGCCGGTTCCGGAAGAGGTCCCGGCCGTTTCGTCGCCCATAATAAAAAGATCGCCGTCTCCCATCGTGTCCGGATAACCGGTAAACGTTAGGTTAGCGATCCTCTCATTATCGGAATCATACGTATATTCGATGTCAGTCGACGCACCAGCTAACGGAATCGTGAGCCAGTCGTTGGCCGTCGCTTCCGGATCTGTCGGCTTAATTCGTAAAGGCTTCGCATCCTTCAGTAAGTCATATCCGGCTTTTCCGCTGACCACCAGCTTCTTTTTGTCTCCGTCAGACACGTACTTACTGTTCGGCACCGCCTTATGAATCTTTTCTAAATCATAGATCGCAAACGGTACGGTACATTCGCAGGTTCCGCCCTTTGTCCGTGAACCTACGATCGAGTCACCGTATTGGTCGACCGTTGTATCCTGCTTAGACATCTGCGCCTTAAAAACGATGCCGCCCTTCGTGATGTCAAACGTCACCATATCCTTACCCTCGCCGTATTCGACGATTGCGGGGCCGATAGGAACTTGAATCGTTTTAATTCCAGCCATCCGTTTTCCTCCTTTATTTTTGCATTAAAAAAGCGCCCGGTTAGGGCGCACTACACAATCGAAATTTAACGAGTATTGGGGACGATCATTGTCGTCGTATCCGATAAATAACGGCACCGAATTGGCCGCGCGGATAACAACGATTGAGCTATTACCGATAAACACTTCACGGAGATTCGTTAACGCTTCCTGAAGCTGATACGCTTTCTCTTCGCAGTCAGCGTCACCGCGGGCCTTGCCTCGTACGATTATCTGAAACGAAGGCTGACTCTTTCCGGTCCATTGAGACGGAGGAAATCCGCCCGTAAATCGCACATAAGTACATTCATCTGCCGCATTCCGCGGGAATCCGTTTGCGTAATAAACGCCGTCAACCCGCGACTGTATAAACGAGATTAATTCGGTTATCTTCAACGAGTATCACAACTCCCTTCTTACCGCGTCTGCTACGTGATTAATGTATTTCTGCGATTCACCTTTCAGCGGACGTTCCAGATATTTGTTACCGACCGGATAGCCGCTCATGCCGCCGGCACTTGCCGAATTCGGTCCGAGATTGTATTCCGCTTCGTGAGTCCATAACGCATAGTTAAAGCCCTTGTCGACGGCCCGGAACGATACTTCACCAATCAGACTATCGCGCTTTAACGTAACCTTCTTCTTCATGCCTCGACGGAGCGTAGCTTTGTCAATCGGAGCGATATTTTGCGCAAGTCTAGCGAGGTCATCCGTGTTATCATGCATCGCTGTCTTTGCTGCCTGCTCAACGGCTACCTCTCGGCTATCCAATAACGATAGAAAATCGCCAGCATCCAACGTAAAACTCATACGATTACCTCGGTCAGAATCGGCTTACCGCTGACATGCCGTTTCACATTTATTTCCTTCGGTTTACGTTCAATAGTTTCGCCCAGCTCGTTCGTGAACGCGAGTGTATCCGTATACCTGATGTCGGCTAATGTATCGACCAATATACGCGCCGTGGCTACGACTTCCTCGCTCTTCACAACGCCGGAAGAACGTGAATTCGCAATAGTAGATCCTTCGTCGATTCGGCACTTAATTTCGAACGGCTCGACGTTCACAGGGTTTCCCCATACGTCTATTTCGTCTGAAGCACGAGTAACGGTCACGACCTGACGCATTGGTATGATCGCCAACTACATCACCGTCGCTTTTACGGTCCGGCCGCTAAGTTTTACGTCGTTCTCTTCTTCGATCAGGTCGATTGTCTTTTTGGGTATGAGAGACTCATCGTCAGCTCGAAGCGTTTCCTTATACGTAAACGACCCGACGCCGGTGAGTGAGAAAGACGCGATGCCGTGCTTATTCAGACGGTTCGTATCGTTATAAGCAGTCGCAAGCACATTCGTAAACTCGTAAACTGCGTCGTCAGGAATGACGTACTTACGAAACTTTCGAGCCAAGACGTCCTCGGCTACGTTTAGTACACGCTGCTGCTTTGCGAAGTCATAGTCGTTCCAATCCTCGTTATCGATTGTCATTCGGTTGATATATTCGTTTGCAGCTTCTACGCTTAAAGCCATACGCACAGCCCCCTTATTTTCCGGAGGACTTACGTGCAGGCTTTTTCGGCGCCTTAGCCTCCGGGGTGATGTCTGCATATCCGAAATTATTTACGAGATCGTCTCGTACTTCTTTCGAGTCGATTTCAGCAACGCCGGAAGAAAAAGAAACACCCGCAGTAACGCCGTTATAATGCTCATTTGGGGCCTGGATTTTATATTTCATTATCTTCCTCCTTAAAAGAATAGGGCGGACTATACCGCCCCGTTAGTCACTGCGATTAGATTTTACGCTGTACACCTTTAAGACGAGCAGCAGATGAAGAGTTCTGAACAACTAATCCGGCGTAAAACTCGATACGTGTACGGTAAGCTGGTTTTTGTTGCAGCTCGCCTAGATCGTATACTTGAACGCCACCGTTAGTAATGCCCGCAACGCCGTCAGCTTCGTCAACACGGAGCGCGTAGATAGAACCAGTGTCCGTAGAAGTTCCTTGCGTTTCATTAAAACCGAGAATTTCAGCGTTGTTTGTATCTTTGCCGATAGTACGGATAGGAACGCCGCCATACATTAATACAGGGCGACCAAACGCGTCGTAGCCTTCGGTTTCAAAATATCCGTTTTCGGCTTGGATAAGTGCTTTTAAATTTCTTCGCATTTCCTTAGACATCAACAAAACATTAGGGCCGCCATCGACCGCGTCTAGCAACTCATCAAGCATTGAAAGCGTTAAAGTATTACCGTTCTCGCCGGCGTCCACAACCGATGTGGTAAGTTTTTTCAGTCCGTCAAATCCGTTAGGGTTAGCTCCTACATCTCCGTCAATGAAGTTCTTTTCGAAAAAACGCGCAAATGCTTTTACTTTAAGAGATGTTTGTACCATTCGTTGGTCATTGATATTGCTTCTTGTTTGAGCAATAAATTTATCAACATCTACGTCTCCACCAAGAATCGCTAAACGAGCGACTTGGTTGTTCACTGTTCCTGAGCTTTCTTTGTAAGCTTCATTTACTCCACGGAAATCGATACCGGGCAGCGCACCTTCACGGTTATAAGAGAACGCGTTACCTTCCATTTCAATAAACGGTAAGACCTCCAATGCTGCTGAGTTCTGCGCGTACTCTGTAATAACACCCTTCTTCAGTGCGTCTTGGGTTAGTTTTGCTGATTCCACTAATGAGATTGCCATTTAAATAAACACTCCTTTGGTTTTCATGTAGGTTACTGGTTTTTCGCGTATCCTCTTCTGATCATCTCGCGCGGCGATAAGTTTGATAGATGCTCACTTGTATCTGGTTGCGGGTTACTTGGTTTTCCTAGCGGCGTCTTAGCTTTAGAGGCAAATAGCCCTTTTTCTTCAGCTTTTACAACCCAATCTAGCCGCTGCTCGATAGGTCCGTCGCTAGGGATAAGATCACGAAACTCTTCCGGGATGCCTGTAATTTTGGAATCAAATATCTTGGTAAGTGTTCCTTCCAGGACGTCCCTTCGCGCCTCGACTTCGGCATATTTTTCTAAAGTCGAGCTGTCCGCCTTTGTCTTGTCTTCTAGCGCAGTTACTTGGGCTTTTAAATCCTCGTAATCTGCATACTTCTTCTTCTCCCGATCAACTCGTTCTGCTACAATTCTGTTAAGCTCTTCCTGAGTGAACGTCTTTTCCACCAGTGGTGCTTCCTCTGAGCTTGTGTCCGCTTTAGGTTCAGCGAGATCGCTCGACGCCTCTTCGGATGAATCCGAGAAAAACTGAAGATTCTTCATTTGAAGAAAATCTAATTTGCTCATACAGTCCCTCCACCGCTTAAAGCCCGTCGGCTATTGAGTGATGCAGCCGTTTCTTTTAACGTCATAACGTTCGGACAAAATAAAAAAGCGCTACACGGCGCTTGATGGGTTTCTTATTGTAGAAATTACGTGCTTACAACGCGGGTGAAATATCTCCCCGGTCGCTTTGAGTTCGTCATATGTCGGATAATTGCCGGGAGCATCGTCAGTCAGCTTAATGATTTGTCCCTCGTGGAGACGGCATAGATCCTTCGCTCCGTGCGACGAAATTTGCGCATAATATGCGCCACGACTTACCGCCTCATTCGTATGAGCTTCCCGGTAGGTTTCCATCATCTTTGTACGGACGACCATGTCCGCATACACTTCCGGCTTCCATCGATTTCCCCTCGCGTCGATAATGCCGGTATTCACCGAAGCCCGAAGAGACTTGCGCACCAGATCCGTTATGCTCCGCCGTCCGTTCGTCCCTTTGGTCATATTAAGCCGCATCGAATCCGAAACGGCTTTCCTCACGGCGGCCCGCGTCTTCCTATCGACGTTTTGCGTAATTGCTAATAAATCCGACTGCGTATCCGCTACAGCAGCCGCAACCATGTACTCGTTTACCTCGTTAAAAGCAACGACCTTTTCCGCGTCCGCCACCGTCTTTGCTACGTCCAGAGCGACCAGTGCCCGCGCAATACCATCGGTGGCCGCCTTCGGAACATTCTTTTTGATCCATGCGGAAGATTTTTCGTCTAAATCGCTGAGGATCTCGCTAATAGATTTCAAGGTCGCCAACGCGTTAGCCCTTCGAAAATTATCGAGGTCAATTCGTTCAAGCTCCGCCAAAATGTCTCGTACTGCTTCCTGATAATATCCGGCAAGCCGATTCGTCTGATAATCGTATTGAGGCTCAGGAGAACGAGGCATTAACTATCGTCCTCCTCTGCGATTTCCTCTTTATCCTCGTCCGAAGGGGTCTTTTCTGGTTCTTCCTTGTTGAAAATCGATCCGTCAACAAAGCCGCTCGTCGTTTTTTCGTCTTCCTCAATGCGGCGAATAATTTCGTCAGCTTTTTCGTCGTCCACATCGTCCTGCTGCTTAATGGCTCCGCGAACGTCAATCGTAGGCTTGCCGCCTGTACGGATTTGCATAATTTCAGCGAGCTCTTTTTCATTCTTCGGAAGGCCGTCGCTCCAAATAGCCTTTGGATAGACTGCCTCTTCCACGTTTAAATCGCCTATTTTTTTATCCAACAACATACACGTCCACAATGCATCTCTTATTGCCTTATCATAGTGCGTCCGAACACGCTTTACCTTCGAAAGAATCGGCATGAAGCGAGCTTTGATCGCCGCGCCGTCTGTGTGAGACGTGCCTGTGCCGCCTGAATTATCTCCGGAAATCGTCGTGCCGAATAACCACTGCGGTGTCTCGGCCATTTGAAAGACGTTACTGAAGAGGACGTCAAGCTCTTTGAACGCTGCGTCAAGCTGCGCCTGCCAAACCATATAGCCCGGAGTCGGATCGTCTTTATTTACCGGAATGTACTTGCCGCCAAACTGAACCGAATC